TTAACTAATTGTTCCCCATAATTCGCCTAATACATAATTGGGAGGCGCCGAACCATTCCATGTTCTAATAGGCAAGTAATAACGTTGCCCCTCCCAGTTATAAGATACCCAAACATGACCATCTTGTAACATAACCTCGTCATAATCACAATATCCACCAGGTTGGAACTGATAAGCTTCCGGACATGATAAGAATGGTCCCACTTTTCTTACAGTGATTGGTTGATTACCGTTTGTGAATCTAGCACTTTCTTCCATGTAGTAAGTACCATATTTATTACGTTTCCATGCACTCGCAACTGGTTTGACTGTATTACTTGAAGCGCTTGACTCGTTTGAGACAGTGGCGATCGGTATTTTACCATCCATGTACGCCCTAATCTGCTTGATGAAGTAGTCTTTAAGTTGTAGTCGTTTATCTTCTGGCAATAGACCACGAGTTACTGGGTCAAAACCAGTGTGCAATACTGAGCTTCTATGTGGGCATGACGTTGAAATGAATTCGTTGTGCAATCGGATTGTGTTTCTGTTTGCTGGTAATCCCCACTTTTTTAATAACCTAGCGCATTCTTGGAAAGTTGCCTGTTCATTTTTTAAAAACGTAGCGTTATCTGCGCCCATTGATTGACACACCTCAATACCGTAACCGTATTTATTGCCTATTTGATTCTTTGTATGCCAGCCTACTTGTGATTCGTCTAAGGCTTGCCACACTGTGTTACCTGATACGTAACTATGCGCAATACCTGCCTCTAGTCTCGATAATGGCGCGTTAACTAATCCATTACGATATGCTTCTGCTGTTGCTCCTTTACTTCCTGCGTCGTTGTGAATAACTATAAACTTAGGATTACCACCACGTTTAGGCAGGTCGTAACCTTTAACTACATCTTTGATGATTTTAAGTTCTACCGCTTTAGGTTGTGGCTTAGCTGTTTCCTTTTTAGGTGCTTGTGTAGGAGATTGTACTGATCGTGGAGCTGTTTCGCTTTTGAAATTTGGACGGATAAACCACATAGGAAAGTCGTAAGCATGTTGTCGTCTTGTAACTTTTTCCCAACCCCAGCCGGGCTGTTCAATTCCGTCAGTCCAGCCACCGCCGAGCCAGTTTTGCTCATGGACCACAATATAATCTAATGTAGCATCGACGACCCAAGCAACATGACCATATCCCGCGCCATAATTACTTCCCCATACTACCAAATCACCCGGCTTCGCTAAAAAGTCTGGCGTATTTTGATATACAGTTGCGATACCGTTAAAATTATTAGCGCTTGGTATATCTTTAGCGCCTATACCTTTTAAGTTGTAGCCAAATAAGACTTGCCAACCTGCGTTTGCATAGTCAAAACACTGAAACCCATACCAACCATCAGCATTATATTGTTTTCCTGCCGATTCCCTTAACCAATCTAAGAATTCTTTTTTAGTTAATTTTGCTTGCATTGTCGCCACCTCCATGATGATACTCATTCACATCAAAACCAACATCGTTAGAGGCGTCTGTGAAAGGTTGTGATGTATCATATTCTTTTGGGGCTTTCGTGCTTAATTCGGTCGTTAAGCTAGCATCTTGTGAAGTTTTCCAAGTGACTTGTTGTTCTTCTTTGCTACTATCTCTAGGTGCTTGATATGTCTGTGCTATTGATGAATCAGCAACACCTTTTGACGTTGGGTCAGTAATAACGCCAATACCTGTAAGTAGCGTGAGGATAGCGCCTATAATCGCGCTAGCTTGATTTAATTGATTTGATAAATCGAATCCGAATAAATCTGTGATTTGCTTAATAAATAGCAACAATGCACCAACCAAACCTGCTAGTACTGCTTTATTTTTAAATCTCAATTTCCAGTTAATATCCATTTGTTTACTCCTTTTATCCAAAATAAAAAGACGACTACTAAGCCGCCTATTTGATATTTGTTTTATAGTGTGTTAATTTATAAATAGAAAAAGGGCAACATGCGGAAACATGTTACCCTAGTGAGCCCGTTAAAAAGACGGTGACCTCTTTTATATGATTAATAAATAACCATCAAAGCCTGTCAAAGTTGAGATGGTTATTTTTTGTGATTTAATTTAACGATTGCGATGACCAAACCAAGTAAAGTAACGATAAACATACCGAAACTAAACATCAAATTTAGTGCATCAACAATAGATACCACAAAGGCGTCTCCTTTCTAAAGATTTCAGTAATGCCATCATAGGCACCACCTCCTTATACTCAGATAGCCACCATCTATCCAACTTGCTCACTTCTGTATATTACCATAATTACAACAATAATAAAAAGCCAGTGTCAAAGCACCGACCCCCCTTATACATTACTTACATTTACCAAACCAGAAGCACGCCCAGAAGCTATATCCTAAAATCCCTTTAAGCATGGTAATCACCTCCTTTAAATGCCAAAAATGGTTCTTAATAAGGCTATGACGATCGTACTAAAGATAGTCCCTACCAAACCGAGAATCCACATTTTCATATCACGTATATTTTTTTCATTTTCTTTCTTATTTTTTTCGTCTATTTGTCTTTCTCTCTGGATAGCATCTAGGGTTTTATCTAATTTAATATTAACTTGCTCTTGAGTTTTTTGACCCATTTTAACCTCGTTGAGTGTGCTAATCATTGTTTTATCATTCTCTTCTAATCTTCTAATTCGCCATTCATGTTCGTGCCGTTTGGTAAAGCCAAACATTACGCCACCTACTTTGTGTTAAATTAAAAAGACACTTTAAAAGTGCCCTTATTTCTCATCTTCTTTTATCATTGCTTTCAATTCTTCAATTACTTTATTTTGTTCTATTAATTGCATTTCTAGAGTAATAGATTTGTTCATTTCTTCCATTAATCTTTTTTCAAGTACAATTTCAGTTGTTGATTTATTGTGTTCCACTGATTGGACCCCTTTCAACTATATTTAAGTAGCTATATTCTTTTAGATTTAATTTTGAGACTAGTTCTCTTAACGAGTAAAAGCTATTCTCTATTTGTATAAACGCATCGTTCTTAACTTCCGAAAAGGCAATACCCACACCTTCCAACGTATGATAATCTATTCCGCTATTTCCATTGATCGCGAATCTTGGTTTACTAGATTTACCAAATGTTGTAATACTAGAATAATTATCTTCTGGTACTTGGTGCGTAAGCATTCCGTTTATCGACTTTGTATAAAAAGCTATAAATCGTTCGTTGACGGTTCCTAAATGAATACCGTATCCATATCCTGAACCTGCAGGAGAAAATATTTTTTTTGGTGCCGTTTTATCAGTATCATTGTATAAGCTAGGATCTATTGTCCTACTTTGTTCTCCATTAGTGTACAACATACCTTCTCCATTAAATCCTATTGATACACTATTTCCACGAATGCCAATGTAGTCACTTATCAAACTGATATGATTTTCAGATGAAATTATTTCTCCATTATCATCTAGATGGTAATACTCTACACTTTGAAAATTACCAGCTTGGTCAACGTGATTAATAAGTGAATCGTAATATCTATCTAATGTACCAAGACCTACACCGATTTTACGTGTATGACTATCAAGCTCTTCATCAATAACTTGAAAACCTTTAGAGATAAAATTTTTACCGATTTCAGTATTATATTTAATTTTATTTCGTCTTGAATAAAAGTCTATACTGCTGTCTTGTTGGAAAGATAATCTACCTTTATCAAGTTCAAACAAAACCTCGTTATTGTTACTTGATAAAGTACCGCCTCTTATATGGTCAGCTATCAATGTACCAGTGGTAATCGCATCCGCATTAATGCCGTTACCTGTAATTGCACTTTTAAAGGTATAACCACCATTATCACTTATTCCAATACCCCTACTATTAAATATCGTCATAATGTTGGGGTCTGAAGGGTCTCTCGCAGTAATACCGCCTAACCCGAATTCTAAACTTGTTCTTGCCCTTTTGAGAGCGTCTGTATTAGATTTAACAGCTTGAGGTAGTACGCTATATCCAAGTTTAATGCGTCCCCGTTTTAAGTCATCTAAATATTTTTGTGCATCACTTATACTTTGATAATATCTTTCTTCTCTTGATTTATCACCTAAAGTTACGACTTGTTTTGTAATATCATGTTTTGCATTTCTTGATTCTTTGATTTCAAGTATACGAAATTTCTCTCTAAAATTAATCGTATCGTCTTCGACCATTATTAGGTCGCCTTCTTTAGGTACTACAAATCTGGATTTGCCGTTTTTATCTCTTAATTTAGTAGTTAAAAAATCAACGGAAATAGAGATTTTTAATGAATCATCAACTAAAGCTTTCAAAGCTTTATCCATAGTTTCTTCTAATTTGATGCGCCCATCTTTTATAGGTTCAGCATGCCTCCGTTGTTTAATAACCTTTTCAATTGGATGAATATATTCCCTGATTAATAAAGCTTGTTCAAAGCCCTCTTCTTCTGTGAAGTTGCCGTAACCTCTTGCGTATGTTGAAAAATTTGATGCGTCTTCATCAACTTCTATTTCCTTCGCGTTGATTCTTCTAGAAAGGTAATAAGCAGGTTCTCTAAAAATCTTATCTTTTAACAAGAATGTTTTAGTTTCAGGTAAATAGTTAAATTCCAAACCATATCTATCAACACCGTTTAAAAATACATTTAATCTTGTATTTCCTAGACCAGCATTTTGCCACTCCTCCGAAAATGCATTAGAGCTAAGAGAAAAGTCATATACAGACCCTTTAAACACCGCCTCAAAGAAATTTTGAGCAGTATAACTACCGTCAATTTTTTCGTAAATTCTATCGTTTGCTAAATCATCATATACTTTTTCACGTGCAACAATACTGACGCTAGGTTTTTTACTTATTGTTTTTTTGCTGACGGATATAATTACATACTCTCTTTTATCTCCATTGCCTTCGATATTTGAAACACGCCACATCTTACCTATTTCGTTTAAAAAATTTTTGTTATTTTCAGTTTGAAAAAGCTTAATTTCTAATAATCCATCGCCATTTATTTTCTTATTCAAAGTCGTTGATGCTTCGGTTGCATGATCTTTATTCGTAGTTGGGTCAATAAATACAAGTGCCAAAACTGTTCACCTCTCTTATTTATATTTACCTAAAACAGAGATTTGTATAGTCCATGAAGTTCCTGATACATCTCGATAAGACCATACACGCACATTCATATTTGTTCCTACCGCATCTTTTGAAGTGCCTCCAGTCAAATATCCATTACCCAACACGCTCACTGATGTTGAAAATACTTTTGCGAAGGAAATACCCGCAGGCAGTTGAATACCATCGATATCATAGTAATAAAAATTCGAAGTACTTTTAGTGTTTGTTGCAGTATACGCATATGTGAAATTCAATTCTGCTAATCCATTTTCATATTTAGTAATATAGTAGTTATCACCTTCAAGTATCTCTACGATGCCATTTATTTTTTTATTAACTACATCATTCCTAATCGATTCTACCGACGTTTTTATGTCTGTTACCGTTTTCGTAGCATTTGTTATTGTAGTGTTTAAAGTTGTGACTTTGCTATCATAATTAGTGTTAAATGCATTTAATTTCGCAGTGTAATTGTTATTAAAATCTGTAATTTTTGTAGTGCTATTTGAATTAAAAGTATTCAACTTCGTTGTATAATTTGCGTCAAAACTAGCTAGCTTAGACGTATAGTTATCGTTAAACGCTTTGTCTTTTGTAGTATAATCACTTTCAAAAGTTGCCTTAATATTAGCTACATCGTTTTTTAATTGTGTGACGGTATTAATAGCGTTTGTATTAATTGTGTTAAGGCTCGTTTTAATAGAAGTGTTAAGATCATTCAGTTCTTGTTTAGATAGATTTAATTGACTTGTTAAGTCTGTTTTATATTGAGCTACTGCTACATCTAATTCTTTTTTAAATTGCTGATAAGGGTCGTAATTAGCATCTTCAAATGGTATCCACTTCGTGCCATTATATACATATAATTTTTGTTCTGATTTAACATATCTAATTGTGTTTTTCTTGTCTTTATCCGTTAATTCTCCTGTTGTATTCACTGGCGTCTCAAGATTTATAGTATTCTCTGTTACAATTTTATCCCAAATTCTACCGGCTATAGCACCGACAGTATTATCAACGCTTTTAAATAACTCCTCGAAATTCGAATTTATTCTAGATAAATTTTCATCATCTAATGGAGGTGTGATTATTTTTCGCATTAAATCATCTCCCTTTCTATTTGTAATAACATCTAAGGTCTATCTTGGTTTTTACTGAAACACTATCTTTTATATCAATTTTATTCCAGCCGACTTTAATTTCAGGTTGTGTATAATTCGAAGCTTGTAATACAGAATGGTTGTTATTCAAAATATTTTGTCCATCAAAAACAAGTTTATCTCCAACTTTAAAGCCAACGTTTTTAATTTCTATTTGAATATCGTTGATTGAAAATGCAAAAGTATTTACATTAGACTTAAACTCAAATTCTATAATTTTATCCATATTTGATTGATCGTTAGCAATATTGCCTGGATAATAAAATTCGATATTTGAGTTGCCATCAAATAAGTAATTGTACGCTTTAGAATCTGTTAATAGCCCCATGCCATTTGTCCAATCTTTACTAGCTTGATAAGTACTATTGCCGTGTAAAGATAATGTTGTGTTTACACTTTCTGCAAAAGGAAGTTCTATTGTTTCAAATTCAAGTTCGGCATCGCCTTTTTTATTTGATTGTGTAACGTTTACAACGTTAGCCAACCTCACTTTGTAACGTTTACCTGAAGACATTTCATTCCAAGTTTGAGGCGTATCGTAAGAAGTTTCGTTGTTGTTTTCATCTAATATTAATCCACCAGTTTCCGAAGTAGTATCTCTGAACTCGTATTGGAGTCTTTTGGGTCTTCGCATTTCTCTTATATAAAAACCATCTAAATCAGTAACTATGTTAAATAATTTGTCTCTGTGTAAAGGGAATTCACTTAATTCACCGGCTATAAAAGAAACAGGAACGCTTATAGTTCTTTTTCTATAAACGCCCCCCATATTAAAACGACCATGTAAGCCGTCCGTATCTTCATATGCTGTTTCCATTTCTAAACCACCCACATTAAAATCGTGAACGATGATGCCAGCGCTACCTAAAGTGAATGTATCTCCATTTAATTTTTGAATGAGTACATCCAATAAGTGCACCTACTTTCTTTGATTATCTAACCAACATCATATCTTTAGTTGCGTGAACGCCATCAACTTTAGCTGTAATAGCTTCATCGTCAAGATCTAATTGAATCTTGATAACGTTAGTTGTAGGTTCTGCTTGCACATTATATGATGCATTTATGTCGCTTTGTATACTATCTTGCAAACCTTTAATACCTTGTGTAATTCCAGATATTTCCGGCGTTTGAATTTGAGGTGTAAATGCTCCGGCAACTCTATCACCTAATTTAGCAGCGCTTTTAATAGTATTACGTCCTTCGTTCATCATACCGACTGTTAAACCTTTTGCTATGAATACACCTACCTCATCGCGCATAACTCGAGATGGCGAGTGAATTCTTAATGCTCTCTTAATAGCACTTACAGCTCTACTTGCTAGTTCTCTAGCTCTAGACATTACGTAACCAGCCATATTCATGATACCTCGACCGATACCTCGAGCTAAATCAGCACCAGCTGAAACCATGCCATAAACACCATTCCTCACTGCACTAGCTGCATTAGAAATACCATTTCTGACTGCACTACTTACACTAGACATTCCGTTGCTTACAGCGCTTCTCATGCTACTCATTCCATTAGACATTGCACTTCCCATGCTATGAACGGCATTTGAAACTGTAGATCTTATACCACTCCATACATTGCTAATTGTACTTTTGATAGCACCCATTATATTACCAACAGTACTTCTTGCAGCGTTAAATCCTGATGATACAACTGATTTAACATTTCCAACAGCACTTGAGAAAATTGATTTAACAGCATTCCAAATAGAAGAAATAACTGATTTAACACCATTCATCACGGAATTGACCGCACTCTTAACAGCGTTGAATCCTGATGTTACAACAGACTTTATCGCTCCGATAACTGTTGCAACCAATGTCTTAATTCCATTCCAAATTGATGAAACAACTGACTTTACAGCATTAAATACTGAACTTGTAACGCTTTTTATCGCATTCCATTGAGCTTGTACACCAGCTTTAACAGCATTCACCACAGCTATAACCGCAGTTTTTAAACCGTTCCATACATTAGAAGCATTTGTCTTTATTGCTTCCCAAATGGCCGATAACGTACTTTTAAGCGCATTAAAAATGTTCGAAGCGCCTTCTTTGATAATGTTCCATGCATTCATTGCCGTCTCTTTGATTGTGTTCCATGCTCCAGACCAATCACCAGTAATTAGTTGCATAACTACTTTGATGATTCCCAAAACAGCGTTAATCGCTAATTGAACAGTTGTTTTAATTACTTCCCAAACAATGATAATTGCTTGTTTAATTACTTCCCATGAAGCTTGTAAAGAAGGTCCTAAAACATTCATAACTGTCATAATCACGGTTTTAATAGCGTTCCAAACAGTTGTTGCAGCGTTTTGGATAAGTGTATGATTTTCTTGCCACCACGCCACTAATCCACCCCAAATACTTTGGACAAACGAAACAATAGCGTTAACAACTCCGGAAACAGTTTCTTTTATTACATTCCATGCATTTATACATGCTTCTCTGAAACCGTCATTTGTTTTCCATAGATATACGAATATAGCTACTAAAGAGCCAATTACAGCTATTATCGCTAATACAGGAGCACTCAAAGCACCAAATACACTGGCTAATACAGTAATAATACCTCTCACAAGCGATGCTTTACCAAAAAGTAGTGAGAAAACTTTACTTAAAGCTTGGAAAGTAGCTTTCCCGATTCCTACTTTAGTAACCAACGCTGCAAATTTTGTAATTAATGGACCAATAAATGTAGTTATACCAACAATGTTAGGTACTAAAGCCATTAAAGCACCCGCTAAGGAAATAGAAACACCAACGAGTTGCGCTACTGCCGGATGCGTTTCAAACAATTTCGCTATCCAGCCAGCGAATGCCGTCACCGCTTTAAGCACTTGGCTAGCTATTGGCGCCATTGCAATACCAAAATTAACTAATGCCATTGCAATATTACCAATTAATTGCATAATAACAGGACCATTTTCATTCATATATTGCACGAACTTTTTGAAACCATCCGACTTAGCTATACCAGCAGACCACTCAGCAAACTTTTGAGTCATCTTTTCTAGCGATTGGAATATAGTTGTAGAATTAGGTGCAAAAGCTTTGAATATATTGAAGATACCTATGAACGTATTTTTAAAAATATTACCAATGATTGGTAAGTTGGTTTTAGTGTAATTTATAAAACCTTGTATAGCTTGACTACCCTCAACACTGTGCGCCCACTTTTGAAAAGATAACGCCATACTTTGAAAACCTTTAGAAGACCATTCGAACAATGGCATTAACTGTGTGAATATTTCAACCAAACCGTCACTAAAACGACCACCTGCGCTCAATAAGTTTCCGAAAATCTTAACACCGGTCGTATTTAATGCTTCAAAAGCTCTTTGAGCTGTACCTGAACTAGTTACCCAAGTATTTAGTTTTGCAGCGTTAGTGTTAACTAAACCAGCGATTCCTGATAAAAACGGTCTCATTTGATTTAATGCATTCGATGCACTTCTTATACCTGAAGCCATTGCATAAAATATCTGTGAAGCATTCTCTTTTACGATACTTTGCCAAGTAGATTTAACGCCTGATAGCGCTGATTTATACTCATTAGTTGCGTTGCTAGCTTGTATCATACCTTTATCTAACATTTGAATAGCTGACGCAGCCATTCCTGCAAAACCAGTTATCCCTAAACGTAAGACACCAAAAGCACCTGCTGCACCAACAGCGCCACCACCTAAAGCTACTGTGGCATTACCTACTGCTGCAATTGCTGGAACAAGACCGCCTATCACAGGTATTAAAGCACTAAAAGAAGACAATAAAGTTCCTTGTATCGTATTAGCACCAATAGTTCCGAATGTCCTAATCGATTTTGCGATACGATCCATTCTATCTTGAAAGACATCTACTTGTTTGTTAAGTCCTTTTAGCGCATTTTGGAAACCATTAGAATCTATAGTAAGCCTTGTTTTAATTTTGTTCGGTATACTTCTTAACAAAGCTTTAAAACGGCTAACTTCCGAATTAGCTAGTTTACTATCTACATTCAGTTTTGCTGTAGCACGTTGCTTAGCTAGGTTAAGCAATTCTTTTTTTGTTTCAGCTATTTTTCTTCTGGCTTCTTCAGCATTAGCTCTTATTTCTACGGTAGCTTTACTATTTTCAATGGATTTCAAATTCATATTGAGTAATCTTATTCTTTTTTCAGCATCTGCTGTTATAGCATCTATATCTATATCAACCTTGTTACTTTCTAGTTCTTTGGTTATCGAAATCAGTTTATTTAAATTCGTTGTCGCTCTTTTAGTATCTGCTTCGATTTTAGGATCTATATTTTTCCTGTTTATTTCATCTAATACATTTTGTACTTCACTGCTTTTTCTAGAAAATTCACTAATATCAAGAGTTACATCAGGGTCAATTTTCATCTTGTCTAATTTTTCTGCTTTTGATTTAGATTTATCTATTTTTTTATCGAAATTAGCAGTATTTGCATCAACTTCGTTGTTTTTTAGCTTATCCACAACTTTTTTAAACTTCTCAGAAACTCTTTTAGCTGCTTGTATTTGTTTTTTAAACTTACTAGTATCAGCACTAACATCAGCAGACACTTTATAATTAGCCATTCACTCCGCTCCTTTCCTTAGCATTTTTATTAACTTGTGCAATTAAACTTAATTTTTCTTTTAATGACATTGCGCTTTCAATATCTTTTGTTCTTTCTTTAAACTCAATTGGCAAACCTTCATCTAAACGTTTAACATTCTTTTCGTAGTCCAGTAGATCAGAAGCGTCATTAAACATATATTTTTCTTCCGGTTTATTTTCTGTACCTACATTTTCTGTCAATTGGGCATTCCTAATAGAAAAGGCTAAATCAAACATTTGTTGTATTTGATCTAACCTCTCGTATTCTTTCGCCCACATACGATAATAATATTCAGTTAATGTTAATCGTTCTATTTCTTTCAAATCGTATATTTTCAATTGAGACATACAGGAAACAACTAATTTATCGTAAGTCAGCGACCTACTTTGAACTATTTCGTCGTTTTCTTCTCTTCTTTGTACTCGTCCGGTACTAGGTTTCGGGTCATAGCACGCTTTCCCAATTCCTTAAGTACGTCTTGACAAAACTCTTCAATGCCATAATCTGTTGCGATCTCTTCAATTACAATCTCTAATTCATCTTCAGTCTTTGGCGCTTTTTGATGATGTGCAGTAGCTGCTTCAATGATATAAGATAAAGAAACTACATCAGCCATTTCTAACCTAGGCACTAACATTTGTGTACCTTGACCAAATGAAATGTTTTCCGCCTCCATAGCCATTGTTTTATCGATGATTCTTAAAAATTTTAAACCAAATGACAATTCTAATTCTTTTCCTTTAAAGTTAATAAACATATATATGTACCTCTTTCTTTTTTTGTATTTTGGGTATAAAAAAAGAGCAAGCTCATAGCTTGCCCATTTAAAATTAAACTACCGGAACTGTACCTGTTGCTTCGCTAGCGGTTGGTTGAGGAATTGAAGCCAGACCGTCAGTTGCAGGGTCTGTTTTAACTGTGTCATGGAAGCCATAAGCAAGTTTGTTGTCTTCAATTAACTTAGGTAACGTTGCATAACCACGCTTTTTCTTTCCAAATACAGAGTACTCAGCTTCATATTCAGCAATACCGTCAGCTTCATTCTTGCGTTCGAATGAAGTGAAATAACCTTGTCGATATTCCGCTTTATATTTTCCGTCTGTGTTTTTAACTTGTCGATTAATGAACCATAGCTCATATGCTACATCATCTTCTACTGCATCTTCAATTTCATCAGAAAGCTTGTCTTGAACATCCATATGCGCAGTGAATTTAACTTCAGATTCTAAAGAACCTCCAGCGCTAATTGAACCGTCCATAGTTTCAACACTGTCTTTATCTTTTTCTGTAGATCTTGAATGTTCTGTTACTAACATTACTTTTTCGGCATCTACTTTTTGTCCTAAAATACGTAATAGTACTAATTCATCTTTACCTGACTTTTGTGGCATAAATAAACCTCCATTTTTTAATAAGTATCAAACTCTGCAACTATTTGACTATGAATCAGTAATTGATTAGTTGTATTGTCAGGTAATTGATTGACGGTCAAATCATTTATTCTGATTTGATAATTAGGTAATTCTTCCAACTGCGATAAATCTTTTTGCAGACTGTACACAATCATGTCGTGTGAACCTAAATCATCATACTTAGACCAAACATCTACCGTTACACTTGTTAATCCGTCAAAACTATCAAATGTACGAATGTTCATATGACCATCCATTCTCCCTAATACAATAAAAGGATACGGTAATTCGTCAGTCACCTCTTTTTTTGAGACAACCGGAATACCATATCCCGAAGATAAATCAAACACTTTGTTGTAGAGTTGTAATTGTGGTGATTGCATTGCAACACCTCTATCCTTCTAATAATTCTTTTAAATCTTTCACTAGTTCTTTTTGTATTTGTACATACATTGGCCACATAAAAGGCTCGGCTTCCATATAACGCGTTCCATACTCTAAGAAGCCAGAATAACCAGCATTAGAAGTGATTGAATACTCCAAAACCCCGCTTTTAGCTGATTCTATTTCACGCCATAAGTTACCAGTCCAATAACCTTTATTCATGACTCTTTCAGCGTTTTCTTTTGCTAATTTAGCCCCTTCAATAGCTAAATTCTTTAAAACTTCATCAACATCATCATCGATATGATCATTCATATTATCAAAATGCTCTATTAATGCATCTAAATCCATTAATTAACACCTTCTAAATAAAAAACTGTATCGTGAATATAATGTTTATGAGTAACTACTTTGTACTTAACACCGTCCACTAACGCATGACTCGCACTATTGTCGTAATTCCCTTGAATACGTGCAACTATAATGTTTTTAGCTATATCACCAAATTCTACAGCTAGTCGTTGTACTGAAAGTGGATTGATATTACAAGGTTGTTCATCGTAAGTGATTATATTACTAGAGTATTTACTTGTTTTAGTATTGTAAGCCCCTCTACTTTCAAGCATGAATGTTATTCTGTCGTTATATCTCAATAGAATTTGATACTTCCTTTCGCTCCATTTTCTTTTGGATAAAGTTCATCAATGGTTGATTGGTACTCATCGAAATCATTCGCTTGAAATGTATTTGTGCGACCTTCAACACTTTCTGTCGTCATACCTTCAGAACCTATACGGTTATATCGTTTCACTGCTACTTCTTCAACAATAAAAGATAAATTTTCCGGAACTTCCTTGAGGTTAAAAGGTAGTTTAGATAATAGACGGCTTTCGGTGTTCTTAATGATGATATCTAAGAGTCCATCTTGTTTACTATCCTTTAAACCAAGTAAAACTTTAATGTTTTCTTTAGTAGCCATAAACAACACCTACTTTAAACTATCTAAGATTTCATTTTTAGTCTTATCATCTTCAACGATGATGTTTACATCAGATAGTGTTGAGATAATATCCTTTTTAGTCATTTTTTCATGAACGAAAGTTAAATATCCTTTTTCTTTCAACTCATCAATTCTTTGTTGATCTTCACAATGATAAACGTCGCCTTTATTAAAAAGGCGCGCGTTATCAGTTTTGTCTTTAAAATCATTTAATGCTAAGTAAATCATTTTAAATACACTCCTTATACTACTGGTGTAGTATCTGCTTTGATTGTAACTTTAACTACTGCGTCAATGTTTTCTGGGAACATTGTAATTGCAGAAGCGAACACAGTATCTGCAGTTAATCTTTCTGGTTGAATATCATGCAACACACCTACAAACCCAGTTTCATCAGTTGCGAATGCAAAGGCACGAGCTAACTCTCCACGTGGATTAGCAAAAGCTACATTTAAGTTTTCCGCTGTTGTCATCCATACTTCGCCAGCTGGTACATCTGCAAATTCGATAACCTTTACACCCACATATGGTGTAAGCAAGTTTAAGCCAAATTGTGCACCATTAGAGACGATTAAACCATTGGCAATATGTTCAGCTACATCATTAGGATTAACTAATGCAATTGGAGTGATCTCATCATCTAATAATGTAGATAAGTTGGCGCGCCCTTTAGCCAATGCACCTTGTAAATTTTTGCTTGTTAAAGCTGTTTTGTTTGTACGCTCTGAACTGTCTAATGCGTCTTTTAACGTTTTGAAGAAGTCTTTACGGAAATTCTTTTGTACATAACGTAGCAACTCATTATCTGTTCGATTAATAGCTAAATCATAGCCGTGTGATTGAATAGCTTCAGCACTTGTTGATTTACGATATTTTTTGAACTTTAATTCCGTAATTTTAACTTGTTCGCGTTCAACTTTAGTTAAAGGAATGATATCTCCTTCTGCAACCTCTCCAGTTGGTGCTGTTGAATCGATAACTTTAAATCTGAATTGCTTAATTGCTGACCCAACATTCATTGGAATCTTGTTTGTTACTGATAAGGCTTCAAATAATTTGTTTAATCCAATCCCCATTCTATTTGCGAAATCAATTGACTTCGCTTCTCCTAAAGCCTTTACATCAATTAAATTTGGTTCTGCTGCCATATATATAATACCTCCACTTAGTTAAATAATTGTCTGTTTTGCGCGATAGCCATTTGACGTTTACTATCATCTTTAATACTTAAAATATCTTCTTTGCTTAATCCAGTACTTTTGAACGTCTTAGGTGAATCTTGTCTCAACGCCTCTTTTACTTGCGCTTTGACCATTCCATCTAATAAATCAACAAATGATTCAACATTCTTTTTAGTACTCTCAGCATCTTCTTTTACTACAAAATCTAAAAGTTCATCACTAGCTTTTATATTCTTATCTTCAAACATTGACCTAGCTTCTGAACGCATTTCATTTAATTGTTTTTCTGAGCGTAATTGCTCCAGCTCTTTTTCCAATTGTTTGCGTTCATATTCATCTTTTTGATCCTTGTTCATTTTCGCTAATTTAGCAGCTTCTTTAGCGGCTTCTTCTGCTTTTTCTTTTGCATACTCATCAGCTTTTTTCTTTTCGTGGGCTACACGACGTTCAAGTATTTCATCAACTTTCTTTTGTTGCTCTGGCGTGAAAGTTATTTCGGTACCTTCGTCATTTTCTTTCTTATCAGGATTTCCTTTTTTACCATCTCCACTTGGTTCGTCTGGATCATCTGGTTGGTCTGCAAAAAATTGCAAATTAAACTTAAGTTTATTTTCTTCCATGAGATATACCTCCATTTATAGTCTGTCGACTGTTTTTTTTCCATGCGTGCTTTTTATGTCATCAGCACGTTTTGGACATAAAAAATAGCTACTACTTTATCAGTAGTAACCTTAAATATATTTATTTTCTTCTTTTGTAGTAGAATTTTTAATTATTGATTTGTTTTGTTTCTGAAGCTCGACTCTAATTAATTTCAATTCATATGCAATATCTTTCAAATAGCTATCTGTTTTTTGTGACATTAACAATCCTCCAAATCCTCTTACAATTATCATAGTAAGCGACACTACTGTGTCCGTATTTACTTTTATACTTAACTGTTAGCTTCATTTTAAAGTCACCTTAGCACCCGAATAACGCCCTTTTCTGGATTCAATAAATTCTTGTCTTTTACTCTTAATAACCGGAACTGTAGAAGATCTACAATTTGGATGCATAGGAGGCGCATTCAATCCAGGCGTCATTTCTTTCACTTTATAAATGTTACCGTTATGACTCAAACAAGTTCTTGATGTTTTTTCGTCTTTTTTCGCAACAAATTTATATTCAGAATCATCGCCTAGCATTTTTAAATAATACTCTTTTTGAGCTAGTGTTTGCGCTCTAGCGGTTTCAGTAATTAGCAGTCGTTTCGCATCAGACACAGACACATCGTGTTTCTTTCTAAGTTCTGAAACAAATTCATTTGGGTGCCTTCTTCTTAAGGTGACATGTGACACTATACGTTGAACATCTTTTCTTAAGTCGTCCATATTGTCCCACAAGCGTTTAGACCACGTTGTATTTCCAAAATCAGCGTTCACAATAGAAGTTACTTTTTGGGGTGTGATAACAACATTTTCGCCCAATATACCAGCTTGGCGTGCCACTTCTCTTCTAACAGCTTTCCCCATGTATTCCGATAGATGTTTTTCGGTTTCAGCAGTAAAATAATCAATTAAACTATTCAATTGGTCTTTGAGTAATTCTTCTCTAGATACATACATCTTTGTATTGTACTTTTTTAATTCTTTGTTTGCTTTCTCGCTGAAATCTTTATCTTTAACATATTTTTTCGCTTTATTTTTAAAAGATTCTACATCAAATTTATCAACTTTCTTTTTCGCCTCTTTAACGTCAATGCCTTCATAAGAAGCGTATTTAGTATAAAAGGACAAGATTTCTTTTTCTATTTCAGCAATCATTACAGAAATTAACAATTCGATTTCTTTTACAGCGATTTTATCTTGTTTAACTTCTTTGATAATTCCGTTTTGCGCAAGATCCCACCATTGTTTATTTATCTTCTTCATTTACAGAATCAACTTCTTTATCAGTTTTATCAAACACATGACCGTATTCACTGTTTTCTCGAGATTGCTCACTCTTTTTAGCTTCTTCTTCCATTTTTTTCATTTCTTCTTTTGGATTATCTATGATTTCTAAAGTGCTTAACCTTGTTTCTTCTGATACTCCACCACTTAATGCGTTGAATATATCTACAGACTCTTTTAATGATTTAGGTAGATTTGGTGTGAATACTATATTTAGTTCCGAATAATCATGATTCCCCATACTTTCCAAATTAACTTTGTTTAATAATAACTTGTAACGTTTCATTAATCCTTTTTTGAAAAGCCTTTCTTTAATAGCTCTTACTTGTTCTAATCCAAACAGCTTGTATTTCATTGATTCTCCAGATTGAACACCACTAAAGTTTTCATCATTCAAGTCAGGTGTATTAGTGTATTTATGGATATCGTTTTGCAATCTCTTTTTGTAAGCTTCTGAACCTGCCACATCGTATTGCTTATAAATATATTTAGCGTCTGCTTTACCTTCTCCACCATTAGCGTTTATTGATGGTTTTATATGAATCATGTTTGCATCTCTAAATGCTTTTGCATCCTCGCCATCTAAATCAGCATTACCAATCAAAGCCAACATAGCATCATTAGTATCAGACATGTAATTTGCTGTATCCGACTGACTTGCGTCATATAAGTCAATCAGTGAAATAACATTTTCGAAGTCACCTTGTTTGAACTGGTCGTTTAAGTATTCAATGACTGGTACCTCATTGTAAAAATGTTTAACAACGTCATTGATGACAACAGAACCATTTTTGATTTCTATATAGTAGATATCTTGGTCTGTATATACTTCTATATAATTTGTCGGCACCTTTTCGGTGTTACTCTTTTCGTAATATCTAACACCCGCTATAATTTGCTTGTCTAGGGAATTATCATATACAACAAAAGTACTTTTAGGATCTAATACTCTAAATGTATCATTGTCTTTTAAGTCTCTATAAACAATCTCGTAAGCCCTGCCGTAAATAGATAAGTTCAATGCTATGTCACTATTAATTTCATCAGCATCATTCTTATCGTTCAGCTCAATGATTTTGTTATTGGTAGATTCTTCTTTATGCGTAATAGTGATTGGATTACCAGTTAAATATCCAACTATAAAGCGTGATACGTATTTAGCGTAATTATGTACAGCTCTATGGTCTGCTTTATCCCCATTACTATTCAAACGACGTTGCCCCGTTAATATATCTGTATTTCTATTCAAATAATAAGCTTCCAACATCTCTAGACGTGGTAATTGTTCTGTCTTGTGTCTGCTGATTAAATTTCTTAAAAAATCATCTTTAAACAATTCATCTAAATCATTGACAATAAAATCATCGTTAGCAATTGGAGAAAATTTTTCTGTTACACTCCCGACTGTATATAAAGTCATTAGCCCACTCCTTAAAACATATTTTTAATCATACGTAAATCTTTTGCAGTTTTCTTTTGTTTTTTGTTATTGATCATTAACGTTTCAACACTATAGCGTAATGCGTCAATACAATGGTTGTAAGTGTCCACCGGTTCATTGAAGTATTCGCCAGTGTTTTTGTCTTTTTTCCACGTGTAATTGTCTAACTCCTCAATCGTTTTAAAACATCGTTCATCAATAACGATATCGAATTGATTAAGGTATTGTATTCCAGAGATAATGCTATCCTTGCCCTTCATAGCAGGTCTGATTCGAGTAATGCCATGATTACTTATTTCAGCAATACTTTTTTGTTCAGCACTATCTGCTGTTATTGTCTCTTTTGCATAACCAAGTTGCTTTATGACATTAGCTATCTCATCATTCAGCATACCTTGTTTAACATACTCTTCAATGATGTATAATTTCTTATTCTTTACATCTATTTTAGAATGTATAAAAGCACTAGGATCATTAACGTAGCCAAAGTCCAATCCAAAATAAGAAGGCAAATGTCTTAATTCATCTTTATTTATTAAACGTTTTTCATATTTAGGGAAAACTAATTTGTCTAGTGTTGCAAATTCACCTAACGCATAAATTTTGTAATATGCTGGATTACGATTTGCTAGCAACTCTAAGTTTTGACGTGTCATTTCATCAAGAAACTTATTATCTCGATAACTAGATTGTCTAATCATGACATTTTCCATAGGTTCACCATGTTCAAAGAAATACTTATAAACCCAATTCAGTTTAGATACTGGGTTAAACATTAGAAAAATTTGTTTATTCACGTGTTTACGCTCCCTCAAACGCAATGTTAATTGCGTGTAATCATTTAGTGTAAATTCAGACGCTTCTTCCATGACTATGTCTGAAATACCTTTAATCGACTTTATTTTCTCTGGATTATCTAATCCTTTAAACAAAAAAACTGCGCCGTTTGGCAATTCGACTTTGTTGTCAGTCTTATTCCAAAGGCACATGTCCCAAATACCGAAGTTTATTAAACAATCTTTAACATCTTCGAACAAACTATCTTTAATTGTTGATTGGACTTTTCTAAGCCATAGTATACGCCTAGGAAATTTCCAATCTTTCAAAGCTTTGAGTACAACTTTTTGTATAACACCATGAGACTTACCACTTGAACCGCCACCATAATGAACTTCAGTGAAGCTATCATAATTGGTTAGTATTTCGAATATGTTTCTGTTGAAAACATTAGACGGTTTCTTAAAGTTTAATTTAACTTTCGTCATCGTACTCACCAATATTAATCTCAATATTCTTCTGAGTAATTTCTTTTTTATCGATATACGCACCATGAACTTTTAATATATGGTCAATAGATCTCTGACGCTCTTCAAATGTTGGTGTGATTGTGTAAGTAACCTCTTTTTCCACTTCATCGTTTAAATGGTCATATTTCTTACTGTAAGCCTCTTGAGGTTCTCCTCTAGCAATAGAAGCAGATAAAGCTAAGGCTTCTGTAATACTCATTAGACTGTCTTGTTGCATTTGTTCTACACGCTCTTTGATGTATTGCTTAACTGTAGTATTTTGTAGTAACTTTGTTGCATTAGTGTGCGCCTTATTTTTAGAATATCCCGCACTTACATACGCCTTTGTTGCATTACCTGCTTTGATATACTCATCTGCAAACTTTCGTTGCTTTAAACTTAATTTACTCATCGTATAGTACCACCCACTTTATGTTAATTACTCTAGTTATTTTAAATATAAAAAAATGCCCCTACATCTTGTGCAGGAGCTTCGTTCAATAAATGTGAAAGGAGGGAAATAGTTATGACTCAAAATGCAAGAATTAAACTACCCACCATATAGGCAGGTAGTAAGTGATTAATAGCGTAACATATCATCTTTTACATGTTTGTCACTTCTCAATCACATCGATGAGAACATCTAATGTGGCTATTACCCCACGTCTTAAGATAATTCTTACAAATCAATTATATAAAATTAATTCACAGTTTAAAAATAGTGTCATTTTCGTCATTTCTGTCATTTTTGTCATTTTCGTCACTGTAGTAGATAAATCTTTTCTGCTAATTCATCACGGCGCGCTAAGAAGTTGTTTCTGTTCAATTTAGAGTTAGGCATCTTCTTGATAATTGCATCTCTGTTATAACCTTTCTTTAACAACTCTAAGAAACAAAAGTCAACGTGTCCTAATCTCTGTTGCGATTGATTTATAAACTCAACTTCTTTTAACATCTGCGCATACCTTTTATTTGCTCTCTCAAGCCTCACAACAACATCTTCAACTTTACTTGAGTTTTCCCCTTGTGGTTTTGGTAACGTTGCTTGTATGCCGTACTGTGCAATTGAATTACTATCATAATCTGGTATTGCATCAGCCAACACATTACATTTCATCTTATGTGTGCCTATCATATTAACAATTGCCTCTTTGCTATACATCTACTCTGACACCTCCGCCCTCATCAAATCTGACTGATCACTCAACTTTGCGAAGTCACTCGGCGCCTCTACATCATCATTAGCCGTCATCATAATATATACTTGCTCCGTTACATACTTACCTAGCTCGTACATTGCTAGTAAGAATAATAATCTTAGTATTTGCTTAATCATTTTTTATCTACCTTCTTTACTTCGTATAAGACCGGATATAAATTTAAAAAGTGTATTCTATATCCAATCGTCTTAACTTTTACTTTATCACCTACTTTTAACCTAGCTTGTATGTCTGCGCTATCAAACTTTCCTTTGAAGAATAAGTCTGAGTTTTCGATGACTTGTTTATCATCTAATACAATATAGAATTTGTCCTCTTTATCTTGTCTTTTGTTATATTTATCTGTAATTGTCCCTTGATGTACTTCTTTGTTTTGGTAACTAGCCACTGTATAGATAGGCAATGCGACAACAAGTAGCAATGCGGTTATACCGAATAATGACAGTATTCCAACAATAAAGATGTCGAACCCATCCATATTTTTAAGTTTTTTAATCATTTCCCACACTCCCTTATATTTTCAAACAACTGACCTAATTTAATAACTGCACCTCTTTTAACTTGTGCCTCGTACTTCTCTTTTGCTTCTTCTTTACTCTCTGCCTCAACAACTGTAAACGTCTGATTATCTCTAGCCACAGTAAAATGTTCGTGTGGTAGTCCTGTTGAATCTTTGAATGTTGTGACTAAGTATTGCGTCACTTCCCCAAAACCTCCTTAACTCGATCTAAGATGTCTTTACACTCCGCTACTTCCGAAGCCTTTTGCTCCACGTTCTGAAACACTCTCGAATTCCTCCACTTGCTTTAGTTCCGGTGTCCATATAGGCACAATAACCAATTGAGCTAGTTTGTCGCCTTTGTTTATGACATAACTACCATTCATACATAAAATTTTATCTGTTACAGGTAGTAGGGCATATTGTCCGTCTATACCAGAAGGACTACGTCCAAAGTTACTTATATACTCACTCTCTAACGTTTCATTATCATTCTTGATATTAATCCCTAAATTGCCATGATATCCCGCGTCTATCTTGCCTGTTTCAATCACTAAATGTGTTTTACTACTTACACCACTACGGCTAGTTAATAGCCCGACATAGCCCTCTGGTATGCTTACAGCTACATCTGTTTTAATCACTGCCTTTTCTTGTGGCTCAAGTACGACAGTTTCAGCTGAGAATATATCATAACCTGCATCCGTCTTATGATTTCGTTCGGGCATTCTAGCATTTTCTGATAATAGTTTTACTTGTAATGTGTTAGTCATTTTCCTGTTCCACCTCTACATTAATTTCAAATTCATCACAATCAAATGGCACTTCCATTCTCGCAATATCATGAGCCTCAAATTCTGCTTCTTCTAAACTTTCAGCCTCGATAGCCTCTTCAATCATGCCTGTATATGTGATTTGAACATTAAATTTTTTCATTCTCCAGTTCCTCCTTGTATTCATAGATAACTTGACTTACCATAATCCCTATTGCTTCATCTAGTTCTAGCGCTCCTTTAGTCGGACTTTGAGTAAAGTTATTAATGTCTTCAAGTAGTCTGTCAAACGCTTGCGCTTTCTTATACACGTCCTCAATCTCTTTTAGCAATCCCTCTGTGTCATTACCGTTATACGCACTAGCACTGATTACGGATTGTTCTATTTGTTCGCGGTTATTCATTAGTGTCATCCTCCATAAAAATTTTATTGTTTAATTCCATTCCAAATTTAACTCTTTCATCATCATTGCCAAATTCGTTTATTAAATCTTTTTCAACACTCTTGCAATACCTATCCCATGCGCTTGCTTTCTTCTCCAGTTCTTTGTTACAATCTCGTAACTTCGCTATATCCCCAATAAGCTCATCTCGTTGCTTCTTGTACTCTTCACGATCTTTTAATGCTTTGTGAAGTTTATCTAATAACTTGTTAGAGTTAGTACAAAGATTTTTATATTGTTCATCTGATAAGGTGAACGTCATCTCATAACCTCCAATAGCATCTCATTTTCAAAAATATTTCCAACAATTTCAATAATATCGTCATTTTCACTTAGTAATTCAGTTACATTGCTAAAAGTTATATAAAAGGCTCCTTCTTTAAACTCGATAAAACTTACTTCTCTCGAATAACAATCTTGAACAATATCCCCTTCATAAATCTCCACACCGTGCACATCTTTAAATCCTGTGTATTGTAATAGTTTTACTTCATTGAAACTTTTATAACCTGTTGAAATCAAAATGTACCCACTATTAAAATCGATTTCGTCAATAATACTCATAACTTTTTTATCTTTATCCCAAGCTTTAAATTTCAACATCATACTAGCAACTCCCCATCTTTCCAGATTAACGTCATAGTTAGGTCATCGTTTAAGATGTAGAATGCTTTGGTAGGCACACATCTGCTAACCCAATGAATAAATTTAACAACTAAATCTAATTTGTTAGCGCAATCTTTTAGTGAAAAGAAAATATTTGATTCTCTATCGAGGATAAGCTCTTTATTTTCATTGATAAAACTGTGTTTAAAGCAATTCATCATTTCGAACACTTCATAAATCAGATTATCTATCTCATCAAATGCTTTTGCTTTTCTCTTAACTTCCGTCATATCCCCAATAAGCTCATCTCGTTGCTTCTTGTACTCATCACGTTGTTTTCTCATCTTCTTCAACCTAGCGTCCATTACGCTTAGTTGGAACCCTGTTTCATAGTTCATTCTGTTACCTCCAGTAAATGAGATGATTCAAATATGTTGCCTTTAACCTCACAGTCATATCTAAGGAAGGATTTTTTGTCTATATACTCAAAGTAATCATTTTCAGAGAGTGCACCCTCAAACATAAAATCTTTTAATTGAATACCATTTACAATATCAATAGATATCACTGCTCTATTAATTGTATCTACTAAAGACTCATCGTCGCCCGCTATCATGAGTACTCCATCTTTGAACTCAACTATATCTCCCGCATATATTTCGTTGTTGTTTTTGTCTTTAAGTCCTGTACTTTGCATAAGTTCTACATCTTTGAAATCTCTTGCGTGTATTAAAGCTTCTGCTTCCGCGTAGTTTTCATAGTGAACTTCATTCTCGATGAAGTCGAATCCTACAACATCGTGTATTCTTCCTGTATATTCGTCCCACACTCGATATTTCGGCATCATTCTACTACCTCCACTTTTTCTACTTCTATGCTTGCAGTTTTGAATGGGAGCTTTTTACGAGTCAGTTTTAATACCGTATTCGTGGCTTCTTCCTCATTCGTACTTTGCACAAAATAATGCTTTTTTAACTTATAATTACATTTAGACGCTAAGAACTTGATACAAAGACTTACTTTATAGGTTTGCATCATTCTACCAACTCCCCATCTTTCCAAATCAATGTCATCGTCATGTCATCGTTTAAGATATAGAATGCTTTAGTAGGAAAAATATTGTCGTCTTCAAAACGTTCGTTCAAACTGATACCTTTGTGTAATGCGGATTTATAGACTCCTTCTTGAATCTCATATACCTCTAACAACCTATCAAACTTAGTCTCTTCCGTTACTTCTTTTTCAATATCAACTATGAAGGAGATATCAATTGGAATAAAACTTGACGTCGAACACTTATTTGTATTTGGATGAAAACGAACGAATCCATCACTAAATCCTGTTGAAAAAAATATTTTTCCTTGTGATAGATCCGGATTTTCTCGCGCCCATTTAATTAATTCATCTAATCTCATTTCTTTTTTAACTTTGATTTTCATTGTTAAATCTCCTCTTGAACAGTAAATTTATCGTTAATTGATACATATCCAGTCACATTACATAAGATGCTATCAACATGAAAAGTCACAAAACAGTTGCGCTCAACATCATTTGAATAGAATCTTTTATTACCTGATAACTTGGGGTTATCCCAAGCCCATTGGATAAGTTCAGGTAAATTCATTTCTTTTTCAATTTTGATTTTCATTGTTTCCGCCCTTTTAAAATAAAGTTAGTTGCTTCTGTTCCTCATATTCCAAATCACTTTGCTTTATATATGTTTCAAGCTCTTCCGCTGTATCAAATGTCTTTTTCACACCTTGCCAACCTGGCACGATATGACCGTGAAAGTAATAAGTGCCATTTACTACATGGATATGTGCCACTCGTTCGTTATCCTGATACAGATATCTCTTAGAGCCGAAAAAATGTTTTAAGTATTCTTTACGTCCGCTATCTGTCATGGTCATCACTCCCACAAGTCAAATACTCTATCGACGTAAAACTTCGCCTTTGCTAAATCCTCGTGTCCGTTTTTTAACGGCGCTCTTGACAAGTATTTGATTGCATTACCTATTGCGAATGCTAATTGTGGTGGGTACTGTGCCGTAACTTGTTCAATAAAATCTATAATTTCAATGTCGCCGTATGTGTAGTGCGCTGGTTGCTTAACATTGTCTTGTATTTCGTTCATATCTACTTTTCTGTTACTGATTATGCTCATTAAGCTTCACTCCATTTCTTGAACATTTGGTTATAAGTGACATCGAACCAGTACGGATCACGTGAATGTTTTTGTGGTACATCAAATAAATGTGGCTTCTTTCTTCTTAGCTCGGCTTCTTTACGTCGTTGCCTAGCCATTTCACGCTCTCGCTCCAAAGCTTTTGTTATTTGTATTTCTCTATAGTCGTTTAGCTTCATGCCGAAAGGTGCATCAATTGCTTCCGACATCTCCCAACCCTTCGCAACTCTGTTTCTAACTATTTCGGGCGTGAGTCCTTTCTTTTTCATCTGCTCATTTTCATATTCAGTGTATTTAGAAGGGGGTTTTTCTTGTGGTGGCGCAATAAGCGCATCGCCCGTTAGCCCTTTTGCTATCCTGTAATTAATTAGTCCTTTGCTTAGGTTGTACTTTTTAACTATTTCGCTAACAGTCATCATTTTGCCGTCAACCTTTACTTTCTTAGGCTTTACTACATTTTGTATTAAATCTTTCCCCCTCGCCCCTCTGTCGTACCTAGTAATCAATGTCGATACTTTGATGTCGTATTTATCCGATACATCAATAAGCGTCATCAATTTACCGTCTATTCTCACTTTCGTTTTTATGCCCGCCATTTATTCCACCTCTACATTTACATTTCTAATTTTTAAATTGTCATACTCTAGTATTTCGCCAGGATTGTTATATAAGTAATCTGCCAGCGATTCTTTTTCGTTATCCACATCATCAAAATACTGATATTCAACTTCTGTAGGTATCCTTATATCAATCGTTGCGTTTATATATGCTTGTTGTTGCATTAAATCACTTCATTTCTCTTTTTCTTTTACGTCTGACTTTCACTAAGTCTTCATATGCTATCCATTCTTGACCTGTGTATTTAGGCGCTTTACATATCCACGTTAAATTCACATCTCTATACTGATATCTGAATATCTTCGCTTTGATGTTGGCAACTTCAGTCGCCTTACCTTTAACGTCTACAACTTCAACCAGTTTGCCATCCTTCCACAAAGAGAAATCAGCTATATACGTAATCGGTCTTTGTTTCCCAAATTTAGGTTGTAGTTCGAATTTCGGTTGTATTTCTATATGGTCATAGTTAGTACCATTCATATTACTTTCTAAATATTGGTAATATTCACACTCTACTTTGCTATCAAATACAATTCCTTTGTACTCAACTTTCTTAGCATTGTATTTACTCATTGTGCCACCTCTAAATATCAAATATCGTTGCTTGTAATCCTAGCTCTTGCTCATATAGAAGCCCGTGAGCGCCTTTGAATCGTTTTAGGTCACTTTCAGTCATGATTTTCTTTTCGTCGCTGAAATGGGCTCCTGTGAGCGAATAAACTTCATTTACGTTGTCTTTATACTTGATGACCTTAATATCTTCCGTGCCATCTTCTCGGTATAAGTAATATTTTTCTTTCGGCATTTTTAACACTCCTTAATATTCGACGACAGCGGGGCGTGTGTGACGTTCTGCAAGTTTTTGGATAAATAGGTCATATAACTTGTTTTCGTCTCCCTGTGCCTCGTCTATGAGTTTCTGAGCGTACACATCTGAACACTCAAGTTTAGTTTTTAAAAATTCTTTGGTAATCATAGTTTTAAACCTCTAGTCCTGTAATCTTGACCGTCCATCTTGATAAGCGTTGTGTTGCTCATGATTCTGCTGAATATACGTTGTAAGTCTTTGTTTTTTGTCATTTCTTTTTCGTCTAAGTTGGTAGTAAAGATATTGTGTTTGCCTATTCTACTTTCGATAAGCTCAAACATCTTACTAGTAGCGAATTCGTTCATGTTGATACCGTAATCATCGAATACCATCAAATCGACATCGCTTATAATTTGAGCCAATTCCTGTTCGGTCATAGCAGTTTGGTTGTTATAAGTGTTTTTAATTGTTGATATCAATTGAGGTACATTCATATATAGCACTGTGTAGCCTTTAGCTTTAACCGATTTAACAATACTCATTGATAAGTGTGATTTACCTGTACCGAATGAGCCTTGTATTAGTAGCGATTGTTTATTGTCTAACGTGAAATTGTTTGCGTAACGTTCACATAAGTTTTTTGCATACTCTAGTTGTTCATTAGTCGGATTGTAATTATCAAACGTTGCTTTCGTTAGATCTTCGTTCATTATCGATTGCTTGAATATGCGTTCTGCTTTTCTTCGTCTATTTCTCTTGTGATAGTTTTCAGTTGATTGTTTGGCGAACTCTATCATTTCGCAGTCACAACCATGTTTGAATTCTGAACCGTCATCAAATTTGTAATAGTCGTACTTACGTCCACAGTTCTCACATTTCAAATCAAACGCTTGTTCAATGATTTGTTTCTTTAAAGTTGGTTTCTTTGCTAAGTTCTGGAATGACTCCACTTTCTCACTCCTTTAAAACGGTAAATTTTCTATACTGGATTGTGATGCACGCTGAAACGCATCTACATATTGATTGTTTACTTCTTCTTTAATCTCTTCGATATAATCATTCATATAGCTTTCGTTATTTAAGAACGTTTTAGGGTACTTTTGATATTGTTTGTCTGTAATAGTTTTCAAATATTCTCGTGTACCTTGCATGATTTGCTCAAAAGAATGTTTCTTTAAGCATGATTTGAATTTAGTGAAAGATATCTTTTTATCTTTCTTCCTGTCGTAAAGTTTCCACCATTCTTCAAATTGCTCATGCGTAACGTCAGTTGCGCTATTATTTGCACTTAAGTTCTTATCTATATCTTTTTCTTTATCTCTTTCTAATTCTTTATCTAATTCTTTATCTTCTTCTGTTGCGTGACTGTCACGTGACGTCACGTGACCATTTAGCAATTTTCTGTTGTTTTCTCGTTGCTTTTGTTTCCTCAACCTGTTCTGCTCTCTGATTTTCTCGAGTCCTTCAATATTTTGATGCTTTTCCCAATTTGTCACTTTTATGACACCATTAACTTTTTCAATCATGCCCAATGTCTCAAAAGTTTGTATTGCTAACCTTATTGAGTTGATAGGTCGACTAAACTCATTTGCTAACATTTCTTCGTTATAAGGCAAGTTTTCGGATAACATAATATAACCTTGTTCGTTGTACTTTCCTGATAAAGTTAGCAACTTAACCCAAATAGTTATGATCGTATCTCTTTCGGGTAAGGCTTCGATATATTTGATTTTGCTGTCATCAAACATGCCAACTTTAAGTTTTATCCACGATACTTCTCCCATTGTCTTCTCCTTTCAACATTTTATTGAGCCTCTCATCAACTTTTATCCACGAGTCATGCAAGTGATATTTATCATCAAACGACTTAACGCCAATCGCATGTTGCTCGTTATGATGTTCGCGACATAGCGCTAATACATGTTTGTCGTAGTGATTCATTTTGTTTCTGTTCATGCCTCTGCCGACTGCTTCATAATGCGCTAGGTCTGCGTGAGGCTTTCCGCATATTACACAGTTGCGGTTAACAGTTGACCAGTATAAGAATGATTTATCTTGTTTCAGTAGATTACTCGTTTTGTAGCTAAGTGGTATGTCATTGTAGAACGTCCAGTCAAGCGTTGCTTCAATGATTTGACTTGCTTGTGTTCTCGTACAATTACTTAGTGAAATACGTTCATCATAGCCGTAGTAAGTCCTTACATACTCGATGAACATATGTCGCATATAGTCCATTGGTTGACCTGTATATTCTTCTATGTCTTTGACAAGCGCGAATATTTTTCGTCGTTGCTTGCCGGTAATTTGAAACGGATCTATGACGCTTACATCGACTTCCACATCAAATCCGTTATCAAGTAGTAATGTTTCTTTATTGCCTAATTCAACACCCGAGATGACAACTGTTGTTGTACCGTCATCTTGAGTGATATAACTAGTAATTATTGGCATCTAATCATTCCAATCAGAACGGTAAGTCATCATCAGTAATCGCAGTGGTATTATCAAAAGGATTATTACCAGTTTGAGTTTGTCTTTGTTGATGATAATTGTTGTTTGGTTGTTGGTTGTTATTCTTCGGTTCTAAGAATTGAACACTGTCCGCTACTACTTCTGTAACAAATACACGTTGCCCGACTTTGTTATCGTAGCTACGTGTTTGTAATCGTCCGTCAACACCTGCCAGTGATCCTTTAGAAAGATAGTTTTTAACGTTTTCAGCTTGTTTTTTGAACACTACTACGTTAATAAAGTCTGCTTCACGCTCACCTTGAGCATTCGTAAATGTTCTGTTTACTGCTAATGTGAATGTCCCTACATTTACGCCATTCGGTGTGCTTCTTAATTCTGGATCTTTTGTTAAGCGTCCTACTAATACTGTTCTGTTTAACATTATTGTTTCTCCTCACTATCCAATTGTTTTAATCCCGCATCTAATTTTTGGTGTGCTTCTGCGATTTGTTTTTGACTTAATTTATTAATGTTAGATATTTTTAGCCATCTCATCGTTTTATCGATAGTTGCATCTCGCCCTTTTTCTTGAGATAAGTTCACGAACTGATTGATACGCTCTTCTAATTCTGTAATATCGTTGTCACTTGCACTTGGTAGTTCCTCGCCGTTGTAGATATATAAGCCTAAACCGTGTAAAGCCGAAGCTTTTACAAAACATCGTTTTTGCGCTTTGTTAATATCGAAAGTTGTTGCACTACCTTTAGCAAGCGATTTATTTCTAAAGTCCAATACTGGAAGCCACTCAGTCTCTGTACTATCTTTCACAGTCACAGATACCTGTACAAAATAGCCTTCTGGTGTAGCCAAATAAGGTACAAAATAATTTTCTGTGTTAATATCTGGATGTGGAAACTCGTGTACTTTTACTGTGTAGTTTGGGTCAATCTTTTTCAGCTCTTGGTGTGCATATGACCATGCTAGATAAGTTAATCCATTTTTTTGTTCTGTATGATCATTCACGTTTTTACTGTTCAACTGTTCAAATAATGTTTGTTCAGTCATGTTCTACCTCCTCGTACTCAATTGTTTCTGTCACTGTTTTCTTGATTGCTTTGTGATAATCCATATTGATACTCGCTTCTTCCATACCGTTAAACTCCCTAGCTCTATTTCTATTTGTGGAGTAACTAATATCTGAATTGTTATCAGTTGGTTTGTTAGTTATATAAATTGGCATATCCCTATGACGAATGATATAAGTTACAGTCTGCTTCATAGCAACCTCCTACCATTTCATGACTAAGTTAATTAGTCTGTCCTGTTCGTCTGTGTTCTCTTCAATCCATTCATCTATTGCTTGGTTGAATAAGTCTGATGCCATATCTAAGTCATTCTCTTCTACGACATAAGCATGTTTAATTGGTACGTTGTTCATATCTTTAACTTGTATTGATATGCCCATATGACCTTTTAAAATGAATAGCTTAAAATCGAATCCGTTAACATGAATATTTTTGCGTATGATATCGCCTATTTCGTAATACATTGTTTTAGTCCTCCTTGTCGTCATCAATACCGAGAAATTTTTGTGATTTACACATTTGGAGAACATTGACAATGTCTTTATAACTCTTAGTGCTATCCAATAAGGAAGCAAGATCGAAAGTATGACCAATCACAGAATTTGAACCTGCTAAATAATCTCCGTCGATAACTCCTATTGATGAGAAAAGCAAAATATCAAATTTACTTTCTCCCTTAATTTCTTTCGCTAATTCATACAATTCTCCGCTTTTTTCAGATAATAAGTCTTTTATTTCGTCCTGAGTCATGTCTTTATAATTTTTAGTCATAGTTGACTTCCTCCTTGTTTCGTTTTATATTTAACTTGAAATTTTTCTTAAGTACTTGATACTGTTACTTGCTCCAACAAGTAGCAGTTTCTTTATTCTTCATAAAAGTATTCCTTATAAAATATGAATGTTGCGATACTTGCGAATCCCGCAATTGACCATGCTGTAGTGAAGTACAACAATGGCATAAGCACAATCGCTAAGACTGTGAAGCATAATACTGCTAATAGATAGCTTTTATAAATGTTACTCATTTTCTTTTTTCAACTCCTCCATTATTCTCTCGTCTGATAAGTCGTGATAAGGGAATTTTTTCCTAGCTAATTGGACTGGTATTCTGCCTCGTATCGCAATATATCCTTCGTCTTCAAGCTCTTTATTCAGTTCTCTTATTATTTGTCCTGCTTTGGATTTTGAAACAGATAAAATTACCGCAAGTTCTTTAGCTTGCAAACTATTTTTTATCATATCTATTCCTCCTTTTTATTTTTTGTGTTGTGTATAATTTAGTTATCTCCTAGTGAAAGGAGGTGGTAATTATGAATAATATAAATCTCACTCAACGACAGTTAGATTTAATAAAGAAAAATAAAGCTATCTTATCTAAATTGCCTGTCGAAGCTTACGCTAAAGCCGCAAATACTATGAATAATTCGTATGTTATGAACGCTCTGGAAATTCAATCGACCGTTAATAATGTTATGAATAGCATTAGAATTAACCAATCTAAATTATCTGATTGGGCTTCCTATATGCATCAAGTAACTAAGAATCATCCAATGTTCAAATCTAATTTATTTTCTAATGAGGTTCTTAATAGTTTTATAAAATCTACGAGCATTCCTAAAAACGATATTTTGAAAATGTCTTATGCTCTTAGAAATTTGAATGTCGATGTAGCTAATAGTTCTACCTTTATTAAATCCATCAATCCTGCCCATCCAGTAGAGCAAAAACAACATGAAAGCAATAATTACAGCGGTAAAAAAATTGTCGACATAATGCATATTAATCACTCCAGTTTAGGTTTTATTAATGCTAGTTCTGTAGGTGTAAGCGGTAATGCTATTTGGGACTTTTTATTAAAGTTTATTAATAACGAACCAATAAATACTCCTTTTTATATTTCGGTACTTTTTATAGCGTATTTTTGCTATCTATTAACCAGTTTTTCAAATTCAAATGATGATTAGTTGTCGGATTTATCGATTAATCTCTTTAAGCAACTCTGCAACTGCTCGCAACAGTTCAGGGTTGTTTCTTGTTTCTAAATTACTGTTTGCATGTTTTAGTAAATTGAGTTTTAATTTACTTTTTTCTTTAGCGATTCTAAATTTTTGTAACATTTGTTGTTCCTCCTTTTAAGATGTTTGTTTAAATTTCAAATTGGCTAATATCTACACCGTATTTAATCGCCATACTCTTAATCACTGAAATGTATATCTCAACCAATCTAGGTTCATCAGTAATCACATCTAATTTTGACAACTTGTTAATCTGGGTTTTCGTTGCACCATTCGCTAGCATTTTGCCTTTGCGGTTCTGCATACGAATTTTTAAATTACAGCGTCCTTTTTCTTCTAAAGCTTTATATGCTTCAGACTTAACTTTCTGGTGCATTGCTCCGCCACCTAAATGTTGTGCAATCGCAGATAACATTTTGTTTGTGTCGTTACGCCAGTTTTTCGTTTCAATACCGACAATGTGACGAATGCCTGTGATTTCTTGTTGCATTTGTTTGTTAAACTGTTCTTGGTCTTTTTGTGCTTTGAACATCATCTCTAATGCTTGCATTGGTGTTTGTGGTACATTAAGCTGTGCTTGTTGTTTAATGTATTCATCCATTTTATGAAATGCATCAACATAAGTTGCAGTAAACAAAATGCCTTTACTACCTGTCATCTTGTTTGCTACTATGTCGCAACCTTTTTTGGTTAGTAGGTAACAAGGTTGTACTTTGTTTTGTGAATTAACATAGGTGCTTTCTTCAAAGAAATTATGACTACTCAATTTTGAGGAGTCCTCTAAAACCTTGATATAACCTTTAATGTCTCTTACTAAATTGTCGTGTCGCTTTCCTATCATTTCCGCAACTTCTCTACTGTCTACATAATGTGTTTCGTTCTGTTCTACTATTTGTAATGCTTGCATTTCAGTTTCCTCCTTAAGTTAAAACTTTCTTTTTGCGTAAGTCTTCGTTAAAAAAAATATCTCTTCCTTCTTGAGGTGTCAATTCTAACGCAAAATAAATACCATTTATTACCGGGTACGACGGTTTCGTTCTCCCGTGAATCATATTAGATAAAGTATCTCTATTAACACCAATTTCTTCAGAAAGGGTTTTGATGTTATGTTCTTTCAAAGCCATTTTAGATTTCAAAAGTTTAGCATCTATAGGCATTTCTTTTCACCACCTTTCGTATTACGTAAGTAATCTTATCATGATGTTACGAAAGAGGTCAAGCACTTTACGAAAGTTTTTTAGAAAAATATTGCAAATGCCGAAAGTTTTCCTTATAATAGAACTATCAAGTAAAAGGAGCTGTATTACGATGTGCTTTTCAAAAAGAATGAAACAATCAAGAGAAAAACAAGGTATGACTTTGGCCGAACTAGGAAGAAAAATTGGTAAAACTGAAGCTACTGTACAGCGTTATGAAAGCGGAAATATCAAAAATTTAAAAAACGATACTATAGAAAGTATAGCTACTGCATTAAATGTTAATCCTGCATATTTAATGGGGTGGGTTGAAGAAAACGATGATGAAGTACAACATCGTGCAGCTCACCTTGAAGGAGAATTGACAGATGATGAATGGCAAAGAGTTTTAGATTATGCAGATTATATAAGAAGCAAACGTAAGTAAAGGATGTATCAGATGGGATTATATGAAGAAACTTTAATACAACATGATTATATTGAAATAAGAGAGGCTGATGTGCTTCCAGATAATTTGGATGGGGTATGGTTAGGAGATTTAATTTTAATAAAGCGTGGCTTATCAGATAGAGAAAAGGCAGGAATTCTCTTTGAAGAATTAGCACATAATAAACTTACATACGGTGATATAGCCGATTACTCGAAATTCAACAATCGCAAGTTCGAAAATTACGCAAGGCGACACGGCTTTATCTCAGCAGTCCCGTTACGCGAAATTGTGGAAGCTTACAATTATGGTGTACGTAACTTGTATGAGTTGTCTGAGTATCTGCAATTGAGTGAAGAATACATATTAGAAGCAATAGAACAATACAAAAAGATATATGGTATTGGAACTCACTATGGCGAGTATTCTATTACATTTGAGCCATTGAGAGTTTTTAAATATAAGGAAATATAAACAAAGGAGAAATGAAAAATGAAAAGATTATTAGGTTTACTATTAGCAAGTACGTTGGTGTTAGGCGCATGTGGTAGTAACGACGGCGATAAGAAAGAGGAAAGCAAGAAAACGGAAACGAAGAAAGAGAACAAAGATAAAAAGAAAGAAACTAAAGAAAAAGCAGAAGCTAAAAAAGAAAATGCTAATCAAAACGATAACAATAATCAAGTAAACAACGAGAACAACACAAACATTAACAACAATCAACAAACCAATAACACATCTAAGCAACAGGTACAGAAGAATCTTCCAGTTACCAATAATGGACAACAAGCACAACCACGCGACCCAAACGAACCTAGTTACGAAGAATATTTAAATGCTAAAAGAGCCACTGAAGAAATGGAAAATAATCCGGACAAAAACCAACATGCTGGAGGTGGGCCAGGAATGTCGTTAACACACCCTAATCAATCATATGATAGTTTTAGAAAAGAAGTAGGAAAAGCAAGAAGTGAAGCAATAGTTGTTCAACAATAAAATTTCGGGTAGCCCGCCTACCCTTATTATTTTTTGCCAATTTTGAGGAGGGAGAAGTAAAATGCCAGTATATAAAGATGAAAGTACAAACAAATGGTATTTTTCCATTAGATATAAAGATGTATACGGTAATAACAAACGAAAAATGAAACGTGGGTTTGAACGTAAGAAAGATGCCAAACTAGCTGAAAGCGAATTTATACAAAATGTTAAATATGGATACTCGGACAATCAACCCTTTGAATATATATTTTTTGATCGTTTAAAAAATGAAAATCTTTCTGCACGCTCAATAGAAAAGCGAACTACAGAATATAATACTCACATAAAAGAAAGGTTCGGAAATATCCCTATTGGCAAAATCACTACTACGCAATGTACTGCTTTCAGGAATTATTTGTTAAACGACGCAGGTCTTTCTGTTGACTATGCACGATCTGTGTGGGCAGGTTTTAAAGCAGTTATCAATTACGCCAAAAAGCATTACAAGCTCTTATACGACCCCACATTATCAGTAACTCCTATTCCCAGAACAAAACCACAAGCTAAATTTATCACTCGTGAAGAATTTGATGAAAAAGTAGAACAAATCACAAATGATACTTCTCGTCAGCTAACTAAACTGTTATTTTATTCTGGTCTTAGAATAGGCGAAGCTTTAGCTTTGCAGTGGAAAGATTACGATAAACTAAAAGGCGAAATTGACGTAAATAAGAAAATCAATTTAAGTAATAGAAAAATTGAATATAACCTAAAAAAAGAAAGCTCTAAAGGGATAATACCTGTACCAAAATTAATTAGAGAGATGCTTAAAAACATGTATAATGAATCTTCTAAAAGGTATAAATATTTTGACGAAAACTATTTTATATTCGGGGGTTTAGAACCTATTAGATACATTACTTATTCGTATCATTTTAAATCTGCGTTCCCGAATCTAAAAATACACCATTTAAGACACTCGTACGCTAGCTATTTAATTAATAATGGTGTAGATATGTATTTATTAATGGAATTAATGAGGCACTCTAACATTACAGAAACAATTCAAACGTACTCTCATTTATATACTGATAAAAAACATCAAGCTATGAGCATATTTGATTAA